AAGTCTGGAAAAGATGGAAAGGAAAAAGGAAAAGGACTTGATATTGAGAAAATTGCATCAAGTATTCATGAAGTTGGTGGAGGTTCGTCAGGCACTGGTGGATGGACAGCGGCACGAATTGACGAACTGGATGAACTCGAACTTGACCAAGTCCCCAAGGATATTTATGACAAATATCTGAAGGGAGAACTTAAATAAAAAGGAGACACTATGGCAGCTCATGACCTTATATTTCTTACGAATGATGGGTCAACAAGGAAGAAATGGGCAAAGGAACTTTACCGCGCTATCTTAAAGGCAGTAGAGTTCAACGACCTTGTTGGCACAGGCCCAAATTCCATTGTACAGTTAAAGACTGACCTTGGAAAGGGCGAAGGTGATACGATTACCTTTACAATCAGACTCCCACTGTCTGGTGAAGGTGTCGTTGGTAACAAGACAGTTGAAGGTAACGAGGAGAAACTGAGAACTCGTAACTTCAGCATGACCATCGAGGAGCTCAACCATGCAGTAGATACTGGCGGCAGAATGGACCAGCAGCGTGTACCATTCGACCTGATGCAGGAAGGCAAGGATGGATTGCAGGAGTGGTGGACTGACAAACTCAGTGACTACGTCTTTGCAACTCTTTGCGGTGATACCAGCTATCAGATTGCTGGTGAGACCTTTGCTCAGGCATGTGAGGCACCAGATAGTGACCATCTTCTCAGGGTCAATGATGTAACATCTGATGCAGCTATGACTGCTGCTGACATGATGGATCTCAGCTTTTTGGACAGGATGAAACAGTTGGCTGAAGTTCCGACAGGAACTGAGTGCTACAGAATCCGTCCGTTGCTGATTGGTGGAAAGAAGTATTTCAGGGTTATCCTTCACAACTATGTTTTTGACCGGCTGCGTCAGAACTTTAACGCTGGTCAGTGGGGAGATATGCTCCGCAGTGCTCAGAAACTCGCACTTCCTAACATCGAGTTTGAGTATAATGGAATGCTGGTTTCCAAAAGCGAGCGTATTCGTGTATCCAGCACAAACTCTGCTGTTTACAACAATATTCTTCTCGGTGCTCAGGCTGCATGTTTTGCCTGGGGTGGTGCAGGCGAATCCAAATCCTCGATTATGGCCTTTGTTCCTTATGAAAAGGATGCAAAGAGGTACATCATGATAAGAGGTGGTGGCATCTTCGGTTGCAAAAAGACTCGGTTCCAGAGCAAGGACTTCGGTATAATCACAGGCCGCAGCTACGCTACAAAGCTGTAAGCGGAGGTGACTGATGGCAACAGAGAGATTCGGACACAGGTTTTCTGACAGGTATATGATGGCAGCGTCTCGTCTGATGGTTGCACCTGACGACGATACGTACTATGTTATTCAGTTACCTCGGTATGCCTTTGTCACCGATGTGTGGCTGAACATCACTACAGCGTATGTTGGTGGTGCGCCTACGATTTCAGTCGGTTTTGCAGGTAATGGTGAAACAGCAAACACTGCATACTTCATCACGACCGACATATCTGAACCTACGGTGGCAGGCATAAAGTGCTCCATTAAGGATACCATTGCTTCTAACCGAAGCAAGTATTTCTCCAATGGAAGCGGAAGCATTACAGTTACTATCGCAGCTGGTAGTGCTTCAACTGAAGGAACGTTTGAGGTTTTTGCTCAGTACGTTCTTATTTCCTAACAAACTTAACAAGGAGGACATAATATGTCTACAGTAACGGCAATAGATTACAGAAGGACAGACCTGAGAACCAACGTGCTTGAAAACCCGTACTGGTTGACCTCAGGCGAAGTTGTGGCAGTTGATGCTGTTGCGAAAGCTGCCCAGCTTTTCAGCTTTCCGGTAGCTGGAAGGGTTACCATAGTCCTGAAAGCATATATTCAGGTAACTACAAAATTTGCAGGGGGTACACCAGCAGGAACGCTCGGTATAGGTTCACTTGCAACTGATGCCATCACAACTGGCGGTGATGTTACTGATATCGACCAGGATGAGTTCATCACTTCAACAGATGTAACCTGGACAACTGCAGGTTACTATGAAGTAACAACTTCAACAGGTTCCGACTACGAAGATGCCGTAAAGACTGGTTTGCATCCAGCACCGGCAATCATTACAGGAGCTGCAACAACTGTTCCTTGTGTCTGTCTCTATTTGACTAACACTGGGACGTACACGGCCGGCAAGTGTCGCGTGCATCTGTTAGTAACGGATATTCCTGGAAAGTAGTATACCCAGGAAGTACAAAAATTTGACTTTCTGGGCGGGGTGTCAATATGAACTTAGGTGAGATAGTAACAGAAGTTAGAATTAACTTGAAGGACCAGCGGGCTGATGTGCTGGCTTCTATCCAAGACTATATCAACGAGGCTTATCGATGGGTAGCGGGAGAGACAACTCTCCCCTCCCTTAAAACTCTCTTCACTGTGGACACTGTGCTTTCACAGGCCTACACAACTATAACAGGAAACTTCGATGGAAGACTGTTGTATTGTGGAACAAGTGAAGGACAACTTTCTGTTCTTGACGGAGGCGTTTTTGAACTCCTTGAGAATCATCCTGACCTTACTGAGGCAGGTGATGTTGAACATGTAGCAGTTGAAGGTTCTACACTGTGGTACGCAAAGGTACCTGAAACTGCAACCACGTTGATTTGTCTTGGATACTATACACCAGCTCTCATGACGGCTAATACTGACACCCCGTCTGCAATTCCTGATTATTTGCACAGGGGTTTGTTAGTAAACAAGGCGTCGGCAATAGGCTTTTCTATTATTGAAGATGGTCTTGAGGGTGAAAGGCCTAACACGAGTTTCTATGAGCGAGAGGCTGATAAGGCACTAATGTTACTTAAAGGCTGGGTTGAAAAGCGTCGGGGACACCTGAGACGCGGCGTGTGGAGCGTGTGATGGCCTATAAAACTGTTCCATTTTTGAAGGCTTCGAAAGGTCTGAACGTAATTGCAGACCCTGTACGAATAGTGTTTGATGCTGAGAAAGGTGTTGTTGACCTTGCTACTGCTTATAACATAGACATTGACACAAGTGGCAGGATAAGTCGACGGACTGGTCAGACACTAAAAGGTGCTTGGGCTTCCCACAGTATTTTTGCCGAAGACGATGTGTGCTTCTTTGTTAGTGGAACAGCGTTGTATCAGCTGAATACAGACTACACTCGGACAGGAATACGCAGTGGGTTAACACCAAACCTAAAAATGTATTTTGCAAAGGCGAAAGACAGAGTCTATTATGCGAATGGACAAGAGCTTGGTTATGTGTTAGGCGGAGTTTCCCACTATTGGGAAGCCGATACTTACGTGGGGCCAGCTACAACTCGAGTGTTTAGCGGCCCACCAGCCCACATCACCATGCTTGAAGTTTATAAAGGAAGAATCTATGCTGTCGTAGATGATGTCTTGTGGCACAGTGAACCGTATGCGTATGGCTGGTTTGACCTTGCAAGGAATTTCATACAGTTCAAAGGGAGTATCCGGCTTGTTAAGGCGGCGTATGGCACAACTGACAGGGACTCTGATGGACTGTATGTGGGAACAGATTCAGGTGTAGAATTCCTTGAAGGAGATAATCCTGACACAATGACTCGCGAACAAGTCAGCGACTCTCCACCTGTAATTGGCACGGCTGTACGGTGCGAAGCGGCGAGAGTGGCTGGGCCGGCCAAGACTGGAAAGGTAGTAATGTGGACAGCACAGAATGGAATCTGGGTGGGTGGAGCAAACGGACAGGCTGATTGTGTAACAAAGGATAGGTTGAAATACCCTTCGGCACTCTACGGTGCAGGGGTCTATCACAACGGGAAGTATATTGTACTTCTCCAAGAATAAGGAGGATTCACTATGGCGTTCAGATTTAGCACGAAACTAAGGAACCTGATTCTTAGTGGTGCCCCTTCACGAAGAACGAGTGTCATACTTACAGGGACAGGTATTGCTGCTGTCGATGGTGGTGCAGGAGCTGATTCATTTACAGACACTGGAAATGGATTTGTTACTGCCGGATTTTCAGTAGGTGATGCTGTTCTTGTAACGGGGTTCGCAGGAACAGGAGCAGGAAACAATGGAAAGATTTTTACACTTGTTACTGTTGCGCCAGGTGCACTTGGAATTGCAACAGGAAGTCTTGCAGCTGAAGATGCGGGTGCAACAGTTACAATTGTTCAGGTTGTTGGCAATTCACTACGAGATATTTTCAAGGATGGCATTCTCAGGATATACAGCGGAACCCAGCCAACAAGTGCAGATGCTGCAAAAACAGGAACATTGCTTACAGAAATCACACTTGGTAGTGGTGCATGGGTAGCAGGTGCACCGGCAAACGGTCTGGAATTTGGGCTTGCCAGTGCGGGTGTGATTGCAAAGGAAACTCCTGTGTGGTCTGGGACAGGACTGGTTGCTGGGACAGCCGGATGGTATAGGCTTTATGCAAACGCCACAGATGCTGGTGCTCTTGACAGTTCTTATGAGTATCCCAGAATCGACGGTTCAATAGGAACTTCAGGTGCTCAACTTAATGCAAGTTCTACAAGTATTGCAGTTGGGGCTACAATCACTATTGATAGCTTCCAGATAACACTGGCAGAGGAGGGTGCGTAAGATGGAAAGGTCTAAATTCGGGGACAGATGGGGTGCAGAAGTTGAGCGGGCTGCTTTTAACAAACACGGATTTCTTGCCTATTCAATCTGGGAAGTTGAACATCTCAGAAGAAAACAGCGTGGTTCGCTTTACGAATGGGGACTGGTTACGCCGGTTGATATCAGCGGAAATATATGTACAGATGAGGGTCTCAACAGACTCCTCGATGTCATGTTTCATGCAAGCACGCAAATCACAACTTGGTATGTTTTAATTTTTGAAAGCAATACAACGCCGGCTGCCGGTACAACTTATGCAACACCTGTATTTACAGAATCTACTGCATATGATGAATCAACAAGGCCAGAATATGTAGAAGCAGCCGCATCAAGTAAGAGTTTAACAAACTCTGCGAATAAGGCTGAGTTCACCATTAATGCTACTAAGACTATTTACGGTGGTGCACTAGTTGGTGGTGGAACAGACGCAAGCACTAAAGGTGATACTGCAGGTAGTGGTGTTATGTACTGTGCAAGCCAGTTCGGTTCTTCGAAGTCAGTGGTTGATGATGATATTCTTCGAGTCACAATCACTATTAATGCAGCTGATGCATAAAACTGGAGGGGTGAAAGTCCCCTCCCTTTTCTGAGAGGATACTATGCCAGTAGGTGTTGATACATATACTAAACTTTTAATGCACTGTGAAGGTACTGATGCAGCAACTACGTTCAGAGATGGTTCGTTTACTCACAGAACACTGACTTCAAGAGGTACATCTGCACAGATAGATACCGCACAATTTAAGTTTGGTGCTGCTTCTGGACTATTTAATGCTGGATACGTGTATGCTGCAGATAGTGATGATTGGCACTTTGATGGAAACTTTACGATTGACCTGTGGGTAAGACATTCAAGCCTTCCATCATCCGGAAGTCATCAGATGTATATATCTCAGTATGTCCATACAAGCACACACTGGAACTTTCGTATTAGTAATATAGGTGGCAGTTATTATCTAAAATACGAGTTTGTCAACAGTGGTTCTGCTGTTATAAGTTTTTATTCTTCAGCTATAACTATAACAACGGGAGCTTGGCATCATGTAGCCTTAGTAAGGAACGGAAGTACCTGGAATATTTACTATGATGGTGTTGATGTAGGTGGATGTACTGATGCTGATTCTCTTGTTAATCTTGCTTCTGCTTTGTATGTAGGTTCTTGGGGTGCTTCTGGTGGATACTACTTATATGGCTGGGTAGACGAGGTTCGTATCTCCAAGGGTATTGCTCGTTGGACAGAAGGTTTTACACCTCCAACAGATGCTTATTGGATTGAAGCAGATACAATTACCGACGCACTGACAACTCACGATGAATCTTCTGGAGACTTTACTGACACTGAAGTTGATTCAAGTACAGTACTTCTCCTTCATGGTGAAGGCGAAGATGCATCAACAACTATAATAGATTCTTCTCCCAGTCATAAAACAGTAACAGCAAAAGGAAATGCTCAGATAGATACAGCACAAAAAGTACTTGGTAGTGCGAGTATTCTATTTGACGGAACTGATTATGTATCTTTAGCTGATTCTGATGATTGGTACTTTTCTGGTGATTTCACAATAGATTTCAGAATAAGGTTTGCATCTCTTCCTTCAGCATCTCAGTATATGCATATAATGGGTCAGGTTGAAAGTGCGTCAAAACGCTGGTATATTTATATATATAATAATGCAGGGACGTATAGACTGCATTATACAGCTGGTGATAATTCAAACACTATTGCATTTAGCAGATCATTTTCATCATTAGATGTAAATACTTGGTACCATCTTGCAATTACAAGAGCTGGAAGTAGTTTTAAGTTATTTGTAAACGGTGCTCAGATGAGCACTGAATATACAAGTTCCTTATTCATAGTTAATATAAGTGCTCAGCTTTGGTTGGGTGGAGTGTCTGGACAGACGTACTTAAATGGTTGGCTAGATGAGGTTAGACTTATAAAAGGAAAGGCTATTTGGACAGCAAGTTTTACTGTACCTACAGCAGCGTATGCAATACTTGACCATAGAATAGAGCATGTAACTACGTCAGAAGACTTAGTAACAGACCCAGGTTTGCCAACAGATGCTGATATGACTGAAGATGTTAGTATATCAGACATATTTGGGTTTGTTGCTGGAGAAGAATACTACGGAGAAATTGACGAAGATATTGTATTAGAAGATATAGTAACTCCTAATGTTACATATTCCTATAATTTTATAGATGCTACTACACTATTTAGTGGAACTGTAGTAGATGGAAATGCCTCGTATGGTAAGTTATTGACTGAAGACTTAACAACAGCTGATGCAGTAGAAGGTCAATACAATATTACTATGTGGGGTTCAGCACAGTTTCCTCTGTTTGAGACTGCTGCATATACAGGACTTGGCTTTGCTGGTGAGGCAAACTTTCCTGTCTTCAAAGGTATTGCATACGCAGGAGCTCGAAGTTCGATTCAAGAAATACCAAAATTTGGACTTTCTGGGACAATGCAAATTCAGTATCCTTTTGGTCAAGCTGCAAAACACCCTAAATTTAATGGTGTTGCAGCAATGACAGTTGGGAAGGTTGCTAACGGAGACGCTGACTTTCCGTTGTTTAGTGGAACAGGTACGATGATAGGTAATCCACAAGTAACTGGGGATGTTAATTTTCCTGTCTTCGGTGGTAACGGAGGAATGAGTGTAGGCGGAAGATTTGCAAACTATGTCTTGAGGTATGTCAGATGAGAACACTTGGAATAGCATTGAACACAGAAATTGATGCACCATCCCAGTACATGGGTGTTGACTTAAATAGTCTGGCTGTATTTGGGGACAAGGTTATTGGTGCTGGAGAGACTGGGATTATGGAACTCAGTGGAGACACTGATAATGGAATTGTAATAACAGCCTTCTTTCAAGTCCCGTCTACTGACCTGGGTATTCCTCAGCAAAAGAAAGTAAGGTCAGTTATATTAAGTGGATATCAACATGGTAATCTTGATGTTACAGTCATCTGTGATAATGATGAGAAGACTGAGTACAGGATTAACTTGACAGGTCCACTTGACCAATCAACTGTAAAGGTTGACCTTAACAGTGATGATATTGGAAGGTTCATTGGTTTGCTTGTTGAGAATGTAGAAGGGTCGGATTTCAGTATTGACGTTATGGACTTGCTTGTTCTTGCTACTGCTCTCGGCCCTGTTGTTAGCACAATACTTGGAAAGCACAAGGTAAGTTTCCCCTTGTTTACTGGAGTAGGCGTTGCCAGCATTAGCTAAAACTACAAGTTATGTTTATAAAGGTGATGAAGAAGCTGCAAGAAAGCTGTTAGGTCTGGCAAATTTACAGCTGATGAAACTTCGAAACTTGATGGCGTTCAATAACCTTGAGCAGTATGCACTGACAGTTTACAACAAAGTTGGTGCATATATTAAGGTTTCTTCCATCTTCGGAAACGAAGTCGCTGAAGTTTTCTATCCTAAGATTAAAGGCGTTCCTGAAGAAGTACTCAAGCGTAAACGCATAATGAGAATGAAGATTGCTCAGGATTGGACACTTCTTTATGCTCCTGTTCCTGCTCCTGATGCACAGGATTGGGGAGGTTGGCTGGAGTCAGGAAAGACAGACCTTACTGTTGATAACTTTCTTAACACATTTGGTCTTATTGGTTTTGGCTGGCCTATCTGGGGAGATTTTGTTGCAACAAATATTTCTACAACAAATCTGGCTGGAACATACTCAGTAGAAGATGGTGGGTGGACTTGTCCTGGTGATGTACAGCCTGGTGTTCCATCTCCTTTATACATAGGTATGTACTGGATAGCATGTGGAATATGCAGAAAAATAACTATTGGAAATGCACAAAATGTTACTTATAAATTTCCAGCGGACTTAGTTCCGGAAATTTCTGCAGTGAATAGTGGTTCAACAGGACAAAAATGCTGGGTGAGGGATGGAGGTATTTATGACCATCCAGATGGATATGTGTGGATTCCTTCAAATGCTTATGGAGTTACTACTCCACCTAGGTGCACTTTAGCAAATAAAAGAGACCCTGCATGGTACGACCCAGGTTATACACAACAACATATAGAAGGATATATAAGCTGGCAGAGTACATATATGCTTGGTTTCTGGAAGCAAGAATGGACAGTGTATAATCCTTCTTCTTATGTAGATAAAGATAATTATGTATTATTCTATGATAAATACGTAAGTGATTCTTATGTATCTACAAGCAGATTAAATGATTTGCCTACTAGCTATTGTAATGTCCATGCTTTTCTGTATGATAGAACTAACTGGTATACATCTCAAATGAAGGAAGAATATATAGGAGTTCTTGGAAGTGGTGACTGTAACCATATTACGTTTCCTTTTACGGTGTATAATGAAAGTCATTTTGGGGCAAAAGTTTATGTACATGACCCAGATAGTAATGAGTATAGTGATACAAGTAGAGGAACAATAACCTATGAAACTCATGTCTGTGGAAAGTACGAAGGCGTATACTTTGATGAAGTTGTAGGTACAGCAACATGGACTGGTGCAGGAACTTGGGGAGCAAGTGGAGCTTGGAGTGGAAATAATGTTTTTCCTTGGATGGGAAGAATGTATCATAAATCTGAATTGAAAGAAGGAACAACTGATGAACCTGATAAAACTTCAGAACATAATTTGTTACTTTATAGTTACCTTGTAGGCCCAGCAGCTGGTTATCCAAGTGTCACAGATAAAGTCCCAGGTTGCACAGGAATAACACAGACAGTTTATAGAATGAGGCATGGAGCAACTAATATAACCAAAACCTATGTTGCATCACATCCAGGTTGGCACACTGTTTGGACTGACCCAAGTACAGGTAGACTGTGGCGGGCTTATGGAGATTTATTTGCTGCCTTAAAGGCAACATCAATTAAGGATATTGAACTCGGACAACCTGAGTGGATTGACTGGTGGTATGCAGATGGTTCTCAATTTATAATAGAGGAGGACGATAACTAATGGCAACAATTACTGAAACAATTCCAGAACGTATTGCAACACAAGCTCAAGCAGCAAGAGATTTTATTGGTACAAAGTGGACTGATGCTGATACAAAGGCGGATACAGCTTTTAATACAGCATTACAAGCTATAAGAAATATTGTAGCACTTGGACTTCCTACAATAACTGTACCGACAGTTACATGGGAAGATATCGCTGTTGATTTTTCTATTGATGTAACAAAGCCAGATTTGCCTGACATAGAGTTTAATTTTCCAAGTACAAAGCCTGTAATGGGAGAATTACGTGAATATCCTGTTTTTGAATTTCCTTTAAGTGATTTTAATTCGCTAAACAATGAAACAATTGCAGCTATTAGAGCAAAACTTGCTGCGGGTGGTACAGGTCTTGGTGCAGATGTTGAACAAGCAATTTGGGATAGAATGCGAAGCAGGAATGACGCAAAGAATTTAGCTGCTTATGAGGAAGCCATGAATTACTTTGCTGCACGAGGCTGGGAACTTCCTCCAGGTGCTTTAGCTGGACGACTTGCGATGATTCAATCTGAGATTCTGCGGAGTGAAACGGATATCAGTAATGACATCGCTGTCAAACAAGCAGAACTTGCGTTGGACAATGAAAAGTTTATTTATGAACTTGCTTACAAGACTTGTACTGAGTATCAACGAAACACAGTTGAGGTTATCGCTCAGCAGAATAAAGCTGTTGTCGATGTGTTCGTTGCTCAGATGGATGGATACAAGGCAGATGTTACTGCCGAAGCTGCTCGAGTTGATGCACTTGGAAAGATAATTGTCGCTTTGATGGATGGCTACAAGGCGGAGGCTCAGGCAGAGGCTGCAGTAGTAGATGCAAAGTCAAGGGAAGTGGAGGCAAGAATAAAGTTGCAACTGGGTAAAGCGGAAGTCGCCATGAAGATTACTGATGTTGAAGTAGAGATTGCAAAATTTGCTTATGGTATGCAGGTTGAGATGTTTAAGACAATTGCTCAGGTCAGTGCTCAACTTGCTGCGTCTGCATTGGCTGCAGTTAATGCCAGTGTTACCTCGAGTTACTCAGCTAATTCAAGTGAACAGGCTGGATTTAATGAGGGCAGAAGCTACGATATGACCAAGACAATAAGGGCTCTTTCAGAAAGCCACGTACACACTTACGACGAAACCAAATAAGGAGGGTAAGATGGCACTTGCGAATAACCCATTTACTGACAGAGATTATCAGAACTGGCGAGAAAGTCAGTTTGCACATGGAAGAGCTATTTCGGCTCAGGCACACGACCGCGACATGGAACTGAGTTCTATGGTAGAAAGAATGCGTGGAGACAACGCTGCAAGGGTAGCACAGATAAATGCTGATGTTGGTATGGCTAACATCGAAGCACACAAGCCTTTGCTTGGAGCACAAGCTTCAGCAATAAATGAAATGCTTCCACTGAAGAAGAAACTTGGAGAACAGGAAATTGAAACTGGCGACATTAATACTAAGCTTGGAAAACTTCAGCTTGGTTTCGAGCCAGAGTTCTTGCAGAAGAAACTTGACTTTGCTAACCTTGGTGCGGCAGGTTACAAGACCAACATTCTTTCTGCATTGACTGAAGCGATGAAGGGTTACAAGGGACTTAAAGAAGGTAATGGGCCTTCTTACCTGAATGAGTTGTTTGGTATTGAGGCTCCGGAAGTTAAGGCTGCTGGTGGAGAAGCAACTACAGGTACGACACCAGAGGGAAAGAAAGGTTCTCTTCTTAGAACAGCGTCCTACCTCCTGCCAATGTTTGGTACAGGTTTAGGTACGGCAGCTGGTGCTTTCACCTCTCCAGTTACTGGTCCACTTGGGCCTTATGCTGGTGGTGCAATAGGTGGAGCCGGTGGAGAGTATCTGAGACAGAAGCTTATGGGAGAAGATACTAACCTCACAAGCATTGCGATGTCTGGCATAGGTGGTGGTGTTGGTGGTAAGATGGTAGCAAAACCACTGGCACAGTTAGCACTCAAAACACCTGGAGTAAAGAATCTTGACTTCCTCTACAGAATTGGCGCAAACTTATAGGAGGGTAAAATGGCTGCGACTTTCAGGTTTACATCAGATACATTTGAGCCAAACCTTCCGCACATAAGTTTCTCTGATTCAGAAGACAGAAGACTTGAGCGGGAGAGAATGATGTTCTCTTCTGACCCAAACAAAGTCGAGACAATTGTTTCGCACTTGATGAAGGACTATGTTCCAGACAAGAGCAAAGAAAAGCTTGCTATGAGTCCAACGCTTGCAAAGGTTGAAGCTGCTATGCCCAGTGATGACCCACGTAGGGGAATGGGTTCTAAGATAATGGCAGAATCAACTATCGGAATTGCAGCTAATCCTGACAAGCATCCTCTTGAGGTTATAAAGGAAATCTATGATAGGAATGTAGAGGAGAGAAAGAAGGCAACCTATACATACCTTGAAGATAAGGAAAAGGGATTTCTTGGTTTACCAGGAACGGGAACAAGTCTTTTTACTGGTTCGGTGATTGGTAAGAAGTATGCTAATATGCCTGGGTATGATGAGTACAAGCAAAAGAAAAATGAGTATAACAGGACACACTTTACACTTGACGAGTTCTCCAGTCCGCAATCTGCTGCTGCATTGGGTGGAATACTTACTGCCATCGGAGTCGGGGCTGAAAAGCTTGGTACTAGTGCAGGAACTATTGGCAAGGTTGCAAGGGTTGCAGCTAAGTTCTTGCCTACAGGATTCAAGGCAATACCAAACCCATTGCTTAGAGTAGGACTTACAGCACTGGCTTCTATTCCAGAGTTCTGGGCATTTGAAGGAATTCATCAGGCTGTAACTAAGGCTCCTGGAATGGAAGATGTTCCAGAGTTACCAAAACAAGTTCTTGGTCTTATAGCTGGTGGTGCCGGAATGAGTCAACTATCTAAGGGTATAGCTAAGAGAATTGACAAGTGGGGCGAGGCACGATATGCTGCAAATGATGCAGTAAACAAGATGATGCAAGACCCTTCACTTAAGAATGTAGTTGACTTGTTTGACAAAGAAGGATATATGAAGAAGTCAGCTGAGTTATTTCAGGACGACTTCAGTATGCGTGGAACACCTGGGTCTGCTGCAGCAAAAGTTGGTTCTTCAAAAGCTAAGATATCTATGGAACAGATGTCAAGGATTGAAGGGAAGATTAATGAAGGACTTCAGGTTGAGGACGCTGTTGGTCAGGTTCTTACAGAAGACAAGCTTCTTGGTGCACTTGACGCAATTAAAACGAATAAGTTCTTTGATGAATTGCTGAAGAGTTCTGCTGATAAGCAAGAGAAAGCCTTGAAGAATAGATTGTTCAGGGATGCAGTCAACAGGGGATTGGGTCCTGACGAAGCAATACTTGAGGTACAAAGAGGAACAGCGAAATGGGAACTGGATGATATTATCAACTTCGGGAACAACGCAACAGTTACTCATGCACCTGAAGTTGCCGCTGGTCTTCGGATGCTTGGTTACAGTGACGAAGCTATAAACAAGATTCCACTTCGCATGGGCAAGACTCTTTCAAAGAGAAGAATGATTGAGGCAAATGCTGAGAGAAGTAAACTTGAACTGGAAGGGCAGAAGTTGTTTGCTGAGGAGGCAGGAACAGCAACGGAAGCAAGACTTGTTAATCCACTTCAGCCTGAGGAAATAACAAGGGCAAAGAATGCTGTTGCTGAGACGGAGAAGCTGCTTGGTGGTGTTGTCCCAGAAGGACAAAAAATTGGACTTTCTGGTAAACCAAAATATTTCTTTGCTGAAGGAGAACCGGCGAAGACAGCGGATGAAGAAACCTGGTATCGTTACTTTAAGAATGTAACCGGAGGTGAGGGTGGTGCTGCAACTGAAGCTAATATGTTTACCTTTGAGGGTAATATTCCTAAGCCTCTTCCAGAAGGAACACACACTGTAAGAAAGATTCCTGAGTCAGCTATGAAAGCTTACAACAGGGTCTATGAAGAACGTCTGGATGCGGTACATAAGAAGGTTGTTGAGAGTGTAGAGGCTGATAAAGAGGTTGTGCAGGAAGTTATAAAGCAGAATTACTATGAACCTACCGAGGGAATGAAGTCTGTAATGTCTGACTTTGTTACAGACGAGCAGTATGCTAAGGCTATGCTTAACCTCGAGGAACTTGGAATTGGAAAGAAGGGTGACTTTGCTGCTTCGACTGCCGCTGGTGTTGGCACTAAGAAGAAAAGAGTTGCCACTCCGAAGAAGGTTGTCAAACAAGTTGCTGAGGATGCAGAAACTATTGAGGCTGTTGGTGCAGAGAATATCTCGAAGGCAGGTGCGGAAGGTAAGGTAAAGAAAGAGAAGCGGGACTTTAACAGAGAGTCCGTTGACCTGTACACTCGTATGAGTCAGGGTAAGATATCTCAGGATGAATATGATTCTGCGCTTAACTCCTTGATGAATGAACACGGAGGTGGTAGTTGGGGTAAGATGATGGCTGCAATTACAGCTGGGGCAGGAGCACTGAGTGCATTAAGTGCATTTGCTCCAAGTGAGGCAGAGGCAGCTGGATTACCAAACGGAGTTATCACAAATGCTAACTACAGTATTGTTAGTGGAATAAAGAAAACCTTTAAAGAAGTGATTAAGGAAATCGTTGACAAGAAACTCTTTGTTCCTGAGTATGTGAAGGGAACCTTTGATTTTGGTGATAAGGGATATGCAATATCTATCATTCCAGACATCATGAATGTTTCTGCAAAGTACAGAAGCAGCAAGAAGATGTTTGCTCAGCGATATCTTTCACCTAACGTAGTTGCGGATTTCCTTTACAACGCAACAACAAAGGATGGAAGAAGGCTTCCAACTAATCCAATGCCTGAGATTGCAAGTCGAACCGCAATTTCTCAGGGGAATACAGCCAAGGCATTCTCACTTGTTCAGGATGTTTTGTCGATGGTGACTGGTGGAGAGTCTCACATGAAAGAAGTATCTGAGGCTATGAAGCCGTTGCTTGATATGAATATGATTGCTTCAAAAGTTAGCTTTCACAGAGGAAACATAAGTAAGCTTGATGAAATGATTGAGGGGTTGATAAAGAAGAAAAGTAAATTGTCTGGTGATGAAGCTCTGGCTATGGATGGAAACATTGAGAAGCTGATGATGATGCAAGATGCCTCTAATCAAGCAATTAGTGAGCTTAAGTTTAACAAGGAAGCTTTTGATAAGCAGTGGAGAACAATTGCTGAGGGGCTTGCAGAGAAGTACCCAAGTACAAGAATTGCATTGGCACTTGAAGGTGAGGGTATGGCAGCTAATGACCCTTGGGTCTTGAAACATTTGACAGACAGGGAGAAGGAAGCTGTAGGACATCTCAGGAAACTACACAACAAGATTGCTGAATATATAATAGATGTTGGTGGAAAACCTATCATGGAGAAGCCTTACATCCACCACGCAGCACACCCTGATATGGACTGGAAGGGGTTGCAAAAGAGTTTGGAAGGATATTCACTGGAGTCACAAAACATACTTCCTCTGTCAAGATTGTTTCACAGGGAATACAACTCCAAGCAAATGATGCCGGATATTCACTATGTTATGCAGCAGTATCTGCCAGATATCTTTAAGCGAATAGAGATGATGGATTTCTGGAAGAAGGGTAAGCCGAATGGATGGTCAGCACACATGCATGCCTTGGAGCAGATGGGCTGGCGTGCTCCGGCTGAGTTCATGAAGTCAATCGCACAAGGATTCCTTCCAGAGGACAGAACCTGGGCTAATAACATAGCAAGACAGGCATATGCACTGGAAGCTGCAAGGCTGATTGGGTTTAACCCAGCACCTGGATTCAAACATCTTATGAAGCTGGAAGCAAACTGGAGTAACTTTGGAGTCAAGATGGGACTTACAAACCTTCCAAAGGCATTTGATATTTACAAAAAGGAAGTTGGGGCAGCAGTATTAGAGAAGATGACCGGAAAGAAAGTAACTCGAGATATGGAAACTGAATTGTATAGAACATTTACTCATGCTGGAAACATGTCAGCAATCATTCAAGACCTTGGATTGTACGAACCTCCAAGAGGTTGGGTCGAGAAGATTGGGCGGCAATTGTCTGACTACACAGGAACTATTATAAACAATACTGAACGATTTGACAGGGCTATGAGTTTTGTTGGCTCAATGGAGATGGCTGCGAAACAGGGTATGACAGCTGAGCAAGCTATTTATAACTTGTATGATACAATTCTGAAGACAAACTTTCTCAGTGGAAATCAGAATCCTTCGTGGCTAAGGAATCCTAAAATCAGGGCTATGATGATGTTCCAAGGGACACCGTTTAAGATTGCTGAACAACGAGCCTTGCTTGCTGTGCGTGCAGGTAGGGGAATAAAGAAAGGCTGGGATGAATACTATAAACAGTTACAGGATATAAGAAAAATGGTAGGTGAAGGTGAAAAGGAATTCAAGTGGAATCTTATCAAAGACGCTTTGGAGAGCGAGAAAGATATCAACGGAATTCCTTATGCCTACCAGTTAATGAGGAAGGTCATGATTCTTGGTACGGTTATCACAGGTGGAGCAGCCCTGTTTGATGCAGATATGACAGGACATATGCTTCACTTGCCGTTTGTTAAGCATGAAGGTGGACTTAAAGTTAACTTGAATCCTGTGTTGAGCGCAGCGATGGAAACAAAAGCTAAAGAAGATGAATTCTGGCTTTCAAGTTTCTTTAAGCGGTGGCTTGGTTCAGCACCATTCGGAGCTGCTGTGGGTAAAGCTGCTCGGCTCAAGGAAGACGATATACCTAAGATTTACAGGGACAGTAAGTTCAGGTATTTCTTTGGTGTACCGGCGACCAAGGAAGAATAAGGGAGGTGAGTTCGTAGTAAAAATTTAATCTAAAGGAGTTTGTATTATGGCTAACATGGCGTGTACGGTTAAGGAATACCGGTGGAAAGTTGGAATTGATAAGATTACTTTTGAATGGCTATCTGATGATGCAGCCGGAACCGTGTCAGCTGTTACAACAAACAAGTATACTGGGGAACTGATTCGCTTTATCACAGACCCTGGTGATGTAGCACCTACAGATAACTATGATATTGTAATCACAGATTCAGATGGTTACGATGTCTTGCATGGTGCAGGTCTAAACAGAGACACAGCTAATACAGAGCAAGTATTGGCTGCCTCACTTGGTTGTTGTTTCGACACAGTTTTAACTCTTGCGATAAGCAATGCAGGGAACGCGAAGATAGGGAAGATTTTCCTGTACATACGAAAGTTTCCGCTTGCGTAGGAGTTAGACATGGATGAACAGGAAAGCATTAAAGAACTGGAGCATGTGCTGACTAATGAAGTGGCGTACAGGGTTTATATCTTAACTACGTTCCGTGAGGTACAGACTCGGCTTAAGTATCTTGAAGGGTTACAGGAGAAATCAGGTTGTGACCTTAGCAGATTGCTTGAAGAGCATGATACCTGCAGAAAGGATGTAGAGAAGGCAATGAAGTTCGAGGAGACATGGCATTGGGGAAAGCGAGTGAAACGACTTGTCGACGGGTTGAAAGTTCCTATTCTTGCGGCTGTCATATTAGGCCTTGCAGTATGGCTCCTTTACTTGTATGTGCTACATCCTCAGGTTCAGCTGATAAGGAAGCCTGTTGTATCACAAGAGGAGGTACAATGAGGGAGTTAAATGTTCTACTGATTGAAGACAATGAAGAGCTATGCAGGGTCATAGTGGAGGCTGTTAATACTGCATGTAGCCAGGAGAATTGCAACGCTGTTGTTAACTACAGTACTTATGGTGCACAGGGCTTGGCGTTGTATGAAGAAGGTTCATATGACCTGGTTATTGTGGATATTAACTTGCCTGATACAGATGGAATGGAACTTATCAAAAGGATTCGTATGCAAGACAAGGTTGTGGAGTTCATCATAATAACTGGTTGGCCCTCTATTGAGACAGCGGTAGAGGCAATCAGTTTAGATGTCTGGGCTTACTTCATTAAACCCTTCAACACGAATGAGCTTGTTTATCAAGCAAAGCGAGCCATTGACAATTCTATTCTTAAAAAGAAGATTATTGCTTTGGCTGATTGGGCGGGAAAGGTTCTTGGTAATGGAGGAACTAATGGAAATTAGTAAGATTATACTGCATCATTCTGCAACGAAAGACAGTGGGACTGTCAGCTGGAACGCAATTAGACGCTATCATATGAATGACTGTGCATGGTCAGACATCGGATACCACTTCGGTATTGAGTATGTTACAGACCCTGGAAGTCCTGAAGGTAGCTATGAAATCCTTGTGGGGAGAACTCCGGATACTCCAGGTGCACATACTACTGGGCAGAATAGCGTTAGTCTTGGAGTCTGCTTTGTTGGAAACTTTGATGAGGCTCCACCTCCGAAAGGTCAGTGGAATGCAGGACTTAAACTGATTAGGTGGCTGTGCAAGGAATATAATGTTCCAAAGTTCTGTGTATATGGACACAGAAAATTTGCAAACAAGACCTGTCCAGGTACTGCGTTTGACGTTGACCTGTTTGTACATCAACTCTAATTGGAGGTTTATATGCCGCTTGAATTGTACAACGCAGTAAAAGACAAGATGAAGACTGGGGATGTGATTGGCTGGGATGGACGTAACATCCTGCACGCCACAATTGACTGTTTCACCAAAGGTGAGATTGGTCATGTATCTCAGATTCTTCGAATGTCTGAATACGAAGGACTGGAGAGGCGGAGGTTTCACTCGGAAGCAACTGCGAGAGGAATTCTTCCCTCTCCACTTAGTACTCACCTTAAAGACTACACAGGCATTGTGTGGTGGTATCCACTTAAAGATGAGTGGGACAGTAAACGAGGTGAGATTGGCGAACGGATGCTTGCCCTTATGGGAAGAGGATATGACTATACTACGCTGTTCATGATGGCTGTTGTTCATCCCTTTGTTGATGACAGGGAGCTTATCTGCAGTGAATATATCCAGCTCACTTTGCTTGGCAAGTTACAAGGAGATAGGGTTGTTTATGACGGTAAGGTTTGGACACCGCCTGAACTCTTGATGCAAGACTTTTATTTGGAGAGGATTAAAATCTATGAAAACTTGCCTGAAGCTTGCAGTACTGATAGCGGTCTGCCTTATCCTTAGTAGTTGCGCTACCAGTCATGTTGCAACTAAAATCGGACAGAACATTGGTGAAAGCTACGAGAAAAGTGCTGCACTCGGAAAAGTCAGCGGTAAGAAGATTTATGACAACTGGCCATATATATCTGGCTTGATTAAAGGTATTGCCGGTGCTGATTATGAAAGGGAAGTACCACAGATTATTCAGGACGTTGTTGACGAACTGGATACTATCTGCGTAGCTGAGAAAGAACCTACACTTGAAAGTGAAGGAAAACTTATTGGACTTACAGTTAGACTCGAGTATCTCGGAGGTAAGTTTTACTGGGAGAAGTATGGAGTGAGTTTGACTAAATGGTTCAAAGTATTTTTACTGGGAGGATAACATGAGTAAAGACTTACAAACAAACATTGCAGCAGGAGTTGGAGCGGCAGCTGTCATAGCACAGTATGTTGCAGGAAAGTTCGGTATTGACCTTGGTTTAACAGCGGATGTATTGTCAGCCATAACAGTAGCAGCAGGATTGTATATTGGCTGGAAGGTCGGTAAATCAGGAAATAATCTGGAGGTGAAACCATGATTCTCTGGAATGTTCCAAAGGAATTACGTCCTGCAAAGGGAATTATCAATGGAGTGATTCTCAGTCTCCTAATGTGGGCGTTGTTACTGGCACCATGCTACGCACAGATCTGGAAACAAGGCAGTGATGTTACTGTTGCCTGGGATGCAGTTACATCTGCGACAGGAACAATCAGTTACAAACTGTACTACAAACCTGCAGCAGGTGGGACTGAAACCTTTTCAAAGGCAGCAACTACAACACAGGCAACACTGACATTACCAGAAGGTAGATGGTACCTTGGAGTATCAACGGTCAAGACGATGGGGGCGGACAGCGTGGAGAGTTCGATTAACTGGTCGGACAATCCCGCTGTGACGTTTCAAGCGCAGACGTTTGGTGTTTTCTATATCGCACCGGCACCGCCACCAGTGGGTATTAGGCCGCTGAATTAGGATTGTTTAGGGGAAAGTAGGGGAGGTGAAAGCCTCCCCTTTTCTTTACAACTCGACAGGGTCTGTCTTCTTAAGTTCTTCTTCCTTCAAAGCTTCTTCATCAACAAGCTCCTCGGGCTTGTCTTCAGTCTCCACGGGCTCAAGGTTCTCCGGTATTACTGCACTGGCTATCTCCATTAGCTCAGCACGTTCTTGCTCAGGAAATTCGATGAAGTTATTCTTTACCCCTGCAATCATGTCGCTCATATCAAGCTTAGCGACAACACCGACTCCCCTTACTTTTCCCTCCACCATCTCAGTAATATCGTTCCACTTCCAGTTTCTAACTGCCATGTTTATCACCTCCTTTCTTCTTTGATTCAGGCGGTAAAATTTTTGTACTTTCTGGTAACCGTTTGCCTCGACTTGCTAACCAATCAGAATCAACGTACCAGATTTCTCCTGTCTCTCCGTTCGGCCCTCGAAACTGTCGCTTAACTTTACCAGTCCTGATTGCTGTAGTTATTACATTGTCAAACTTGTCACTGTCTAAGTCTCTCCATACCATAGACAACAGGTCTTTTTCTGTTACAAACTTCCTTGTACGAACAAGTTGCATAACGGTGTCAACTTCGCTTGTTACAGTTGACTTACCAATAGCTTTGAATACAATTCCCATCTTGTTTTCAACAGCAAGCATTTCATTCATCGCCCTTTCAATATGTCTCCACTCGAGAATCCTGTTGTCTGATTCAGATGCTGCACAGGCAAGAGAGACTTTGAGTAGGTACATGGGTTTCCTTGAATACCACCCATTAAATGCTGGGTCTTTACACAGCCTGTCTGGGTCTAACTCTTCATATGCGTTGTACCAGTCATCCCACTTCTTTCCTGCATCATCAGAAAATTCATACTGACCTACGATTCTGGAGATTGAATATAAGTCAGCTGAAAGCTTCTTCTTCAACTCAATCACTCGAGGACTTTCCTGTGGACGAGAACACTTTTTGCTGCGTCGGTCAGCCCAGACAAACAAGATACGACTTGTAAGTCCACCACCAATTGCTGTACTTGGCAAACAACTTGCAAGAGACTCTGGAGTTGTTGCTCCCATAAGGTTTAGATAAATACTTGGGATTGTGTTGTTTCCAGAGTTCTTTGTCCGGTACTTCCACGGAAGTTCTTGGCAGTCAAACAAGTCTGTTAGAAGGACTAACATCTTTGTATTCTCCTTCTTCTGTCCAAGGAAGCTTTCAAACTCCTTAGATATGATACTCAAACTGGAATGCGTCAAAGTACTCCCGTCCAAAAGCTGGTCTTGCTGAGCAGAATTTTCTAAGTCCTGGAGCAATGCTTCCTTCGTTACAGCATCAGCACTTGTTAATATCTCAGGAACTTCATTCATAATCTGAAGACCGAAGTTTATTGCCTGACTCTTTCGTGCAATACCTGGTTCAGCAACAAGTACTATGTACATATTACCATAAACCTTTATCCTTCCAAGACTTAGATATGTCTTCTTCCTTAATGCACTTGCAAGGGCTGAGAAGCCAACCCACTTATGGAATATAGTAGCAGGTTCAGTCTCGTTTGTATATTCCATATAAGCATCCAGCCAATCAGGTAATTCTCTGGGTCTGCTCATGTTATAACCCAGTCCTTACATATGATACTGCTCAAAGAAATATTTTGCACAGGAACAGTTTGTGGGTTTTCTGCCAAGTGTGCAAGTATCTTTCTTATCCTATCGAACTCCTCAGTTAAGTTTGAGAAGTCCAGCGTTGTATACCTGTTGGCTCGTAAGCCATATATCTTTTCCCAGTTAAATGTCATAGATACTATGAGTATTGTGTACTCAATTAGTATCTTAAATTGCAACTTGCCAAGCTTCTGCCGCATCAAGATATGGTCGAGTCTGTCTTGGAATACCTCAACATCTTTGCGTCTCTCAGCAATTTTGTTAAACTTCCATCGGAGGCTTTCAAGAACCTGCCGACGCTGGGCATCATTAATTACTGCCTTCACTATGTGAGGATGTTGTTTCTGCTGCATGAATTCCCTCCTTGTGCCATTGCCACAGCCCGTAAATTGCGAGCAGGAAATATACTGTAAATAGGGTTCCTTGTTCAGGAAGCCTATGGTAGAAGTCTATGACTGCCCAAGCTGCATTTGTAAATGCCCAGATGATGAAGCATCCTTTCAGCTTGTGTATGTTTATATAGACTCCAATTAAAGACCACAGGCTTGTCAGCCACTTAAAACCAAAGAAGAATGCTACGATGAATGAAATTACTGCAAGTATCGTAGCTGTTGTGTAAGGATACTTTTTAGTTAGGTTTAATATCTTCAAGTTTGTCTATCTCCTCAAAGTCTTTTTCTTTTGCTACTTTTCCACATTTTCTACACTTCGATACTCCAATAATAACTCCCCATGAAGAATGCTCCCAATCATGAATATTGTCTTCACATTGTTGTTTCATCCTTTTCTCCTTTGAGTTGTTTTGCAAGACTCTCCACTTGTCTTATACTCATAATGCCTCCAGAATAATTACTGTCAACAGAAAAGTCACAGTAATGATTACTGGAACAATCCACTCCCTCCAGTACTTCATACCAATAGTTCCTCATGATTAAACTCGTGAAGGTCTTTCCAGTTTGGCCCCGCCTTAAAGTCAACCTCAATTTCGAAGGTTTCATTGTTGGTAGTTATTTGCTCACGCATACACTCTACCATCATGTTGACTGTCTCAGCACGCTTGTCAATTCGTGATATGACATACAGACCATCATGAAGCTGGAGAACCATCCAGATATCCTTTCCATATTTCTGATACAACCGAACTATAGCACGGTTCATTAAGTCCCCGACTGTCGACTGTGGATTGTAAGCATATGCACTCCTGAACAACGAGTCGTCAAGGCGACCAAGGAACCTGTGAATTCTACCGAAGCAGTTGGTAAGAGTCCTCTCTCTTTTCAGTTGTTCTTGAATACGCTGATACCACAGACGAAGTTGCGGTGTTGTCCTGTGATATAATTCCTTCAGTGTCTTTGCATCCTTAACACTGCAACCAAGTGTAGCACTGATAGCCATTGGTCCAGCGTCATAGTTTCCTGCATGACGCAGTGTCTTTCCAATACGTCTATGCTCCTTAGTTACTTGTTCTAAAGGAATACCAAACATCATACTGGCTGTTAACTTATGAATGTCAAAATTACTTTTTTCTTCATATGGAGCATTGAATCGATTCTGAAATAATACTTTACTCCGCATATCATTTATAAGATATGCAACAACTACTGCTTCGGCTTGTACATAGTCAGCACAGATATACTCGTATCCTTCTGGAGCAGTATACATCTTGCGGGCGAACTCAGGTATGTTTTGAAGATTACCGCTACCGTAAGGTAGAATAATTGACTTACTACTCGACCATCTTCCAAACGATTTTCTCCCTTCGTCGTCAGTATCTTTGTTGTCCATCTTCTTTCCAGTAATATTATACGAAGTATGGACTGTACTATTAGGACTTAATTCGATATCTATAAATGAACGCTTATATTTATCAAACTTTTTTGCGTTCAAAATAAGATTAAATATCGGATTGTCAGGAACAAGTTTAGAAAGTTTCTTCAATGCTTCTTTATCTGCAGATATCTTACGTGGGTCGTCTTTAGATTTACGCCTTTTATACTGAACAGGTAATCCAAGGTCAATATAAAGTAGTTGTTGAAGCTGTTTAGGAGAGTTAAGGTTTACATCACATTCCTTAGTTGTGCCGACCTTCTTCTTCAACCTCTCCGAGAGCTCGCTGCTCGCCTTTACAACTTCGAGATTACACTCCTCAATTAGTTCCTGCTGAATTGTTTTATCAACATAGATGCCTTGCATCTGAAGCATAATGGCTGGTTCGAGTTCAGACATTTCAAACTCAAAGGTATGACGAACTCCCATCCTGTCCATCTCCTTCTCCAGTACCATAGCAACTCCATGAGTCCGGCAACAGTCCAGTGCATTATACATAGACTTGTTGTCTTCAGCCAAGTGTTTCCAGGGTGGAACATCCAACAAAATGCTGGCAAGGAAACCTAAGTCTCTTGGCAACTCTGGAAAGCAACAGTGTGCAGCAAGAAGCGTATCCATGTAAACAGTTGAAATCTTAATCCCATGATTCATCAGGATTACTGATAAGTCATAGCTTGCATTCTGGATTATAATAGGCTTCTCTTTAAGTACTCGTCCAATCCAGTACCAAAGTTCCCTTTCCTCATTCTCAGATAGCATAGGATACCTGCCATTGAGTATCCTCACTGACATAGCAAACCAAGGATTATGAGCAAAACCAATCATGCTAATATGACAGCCTGGCTGCACTGTTTCTATGTCAGTAGTAACTGGACTGTCCATTTCTAACAATTGTTTACAGTATTCAATAAACTGCTCTACTTTTACGTCTGGTAATACAACAGTCTTATCTGGTGTAAGTCCTTGGAACTCCGAATGGAACTTAGCCTTTCGCAAATCCAGTATTGTGGGAAAGTATAACTTCCAGTCGTAGTTAACCGCTTGTGGATGGTAAGTAGGAATTACCTTTACTCCTGGGACTAATGTACTTTCAAGTGCATAACCTCTTAAAGTACTAATACGTTTCTCACCAGTCAGTGCCCATAAAGCTGTTGCACCTAAAGCAACTACTACATTAACCTTTGACTCTGCTATTTCTTCTTTCAACTGTTCTATCCAAGCATACAACTTTGGCTTAGGAATAGTACACTTCTTGTCCTCGAAATAGAAATTAATTTTATTTCCTGGTGGTCGCTCCCTTGCAATGTTTCCAACAAGACATTCTGGTCTATTAATTCCTGCCTGAGAAAGGAGCCAGTTGAGGGTACGACCTGCGTACCCCACAAAAGGCTTTCCAATAATGTCTTCGTCTTTACCTGGGGCTTCACCGACCAAGAAAATCTTGGCATCTTGTGGGCCTTCAGTATTAACAATCATTCTTTCTTACCTCCTCCTATTACCTCGAGTCCTGCAGGCTTGTCGAACTGTGCCTTGCAAGCATCAACAATAGCTTGTGTTGGTTCTGCATGACCACAGTTTGTGCACATGAAACCAGTCTGATGATGGATAAATCCAGCCTTTCCGTTGGGACTAAGAATGCTGGATATTCCTTTAATAATAAAGACCGGAACCCATTGTTCTCCCTGACATTCATTACAGACATAGGTGGGGAGCTGAGATACGTCTACGTTTACCTGAGCCTGCATCGGTCTGCCAGGTTGCATCTGATTACTAAAAATCTTTTTATCCATTACCTTCCTCCTTTTCGAGTATCTTGTCCAGTAAACAACGTATGTCTACAAGGACAGTTAAAATCATAACCTGGAGTTTGTATACAGGAGAGATGATGTTTGGGTCAGCTTCTTGTAACTCCTTCACACGCCCTTCCAAGTCATAGTCATCAACAAAGTACTTACGTCCATCCACTGTATGCCTCCGAGAAAATAAAATTTTTGGACTTTCTTACACGATACAATTCACCTTTTCCCACTCACTCAGCCTATGCAGTGTAGTTGCATAGCTCTCCTCCGCAATGTCACAGCCAATGGGAAACATCTTCATATCCAAACCAGCAATAATGGATGAACCTGAGCCCATAAATGGGTCGTATAAAATACTACCTGGTAATGTTGTTCGAGCGATGAGCTCTTTAAGTAATGGGACAGGTTTCTGTGCCTGGTGCATCCTTTCACTAGGTAGAACTGGAGGTACTTGCATCCAGTCTGGTTTTCCTTCTTCAACGAGTCTCGAATCTGGACGTCGGGCGAAGAGTGCAATTTCATATGCAGCTGAAAACCAATAGTCTGGGTTGTTGTTTTGTCCACTTTCGTTTTTAATCCAGATAAATGGTCTGTCGCTGCAGAGCCATCCTGCTGTTCTGAAAGCATCTCGTAGAAAGCAGAAGTTAGTTGGGCTGGTAAAGACGATAGCGTGAGCCGTCGTCTTACAAAACCTCGCCGATTCTGACGCGAGTGCTTTATACTGTCTAATAGCTTCTTCTGGCGTATCTTCATACTTGTAACCTGCTGTTGATAGCCCACCTGTTTCACCTCCTATACCCATAGCAATCTTATCTATATTTATACCATAGATTGGGTCAGTTAATAATAAGTCAACAGAGTTTGTTGTTTGTCTCTTCATATGTTCATAAGCATCACAACATTCAACTGAGAAAAGTTTGTTAGTTCTTCCCTCAATCTTCTTCTCATACTGGCTGACCGCCTCCATCCGCTTAACAAGCTTGTCCATTCCTTTTACAGCTTTTCGAATCTCACTCTTTGTGCTGCACTCTTTAAGGGAAGGGAATTGTTTAATTGCTTCGGCAAGCTTCAGGTCGTCGGATATAGACTGCTTGGAACGTCCGACAATCTCAGCGGTCTTTTCCATAGTCCAACCACCGTCCCTTCCACTGACACTTTCGCCATGCAAGCTTTGCTTGAGCTTGTGTATTTCATCTATAGCCATGAGTTCCTCGGCAGGAGTCAGGGCTTTTCGTTGCAAATTCTCTTCCAATTCCATCTCCCTCATGATTAAAGGGTCAAGGGTGTCGTTGAAAGCTATCAATGCTTTTCTGTTTCCTAACAAGCAAGCCGCGAGTCGTCTGCCACCGGCAATCAGTTCCATGTTCCGATTCACTACTATAGGTTGTAGCTGACCATATCTCTCAAAGCTTGCAAGCAACTTCTCTATCTCGCCGAGGTCAGTCCTCACACGAGGAAGTTCATCTTTTATTACAATAGTGCCAGGGTCAACTTCAATCATTGTCAAACTGGGGTATTCCATCTACACTTTCCTCCTCTTCATCGTCGTCTTGGTCGCCTCCATTCAGACTTTTTAGAGTCCTTAAATCTTTAGCAGATATCTTCAGAAGTTTAAGTAAAGCTTTCTCATCCTCTGTAAGTGCATCTGCTTTTTTGTTTACACTGTATTGTGTTACTTCGGCAAAGTCTTCTCTTCTTTTGTTGCGGTAGTTGCGAATAAACATCTGTTGTTCTTCGTCAGACATTTGAGTAAAGTCTGGGTAAAGAGATTCAAGTAATGCCATAGTTCACCTTATCCTTTCGTATCCTGCATCGTAGAATGCTTTGGTATAAACTTCCTGTATGAAATCAGAAAGTTCCTTTTCAGTAAACACATACAGATGCATGACAAAGAGCTTAGCATTTTCCCACTCTTCATCCTTGACTCGTAGGTCTACTTTTTTCTGTGCAATATATCTTGCGAGCATTTCAGACAATGAAGCTACGATAGTTGCAAGGTCTTTCTTTAAAGCTACTTCGCCCATACCTACTATCATGCTGTAGCTCATACGATACTTTTCTGTATCTACCATACTGCCTCCAGTTAAGAAGCGGAGCCAGGTTCCCGTTTTGACTTACTCGTGGGAGGAGATAAGATGTGGGAGACCCAGCCCCGCCGGTTCAAACTACTTTGTGGTTAGCCAGCGACCATTTTGCTGACGTCATTGAAAGTCCTACCCTCGAACTCTCTCATACCGACAGTAATCCTGACGCTCAACCCTATCCAGTCACCGTTCTGCAACGCTGTCACAATCGCCTTCGGAGTTGAGACATCAATATTCATCTCATCACCGAACTGTTTCAGCATATTGATTTTTGCCTGGCGTTTTGTCATCCTGCCAGACTTGGTCAGCTCATTTTCGTCACCGAGCTTGGGCAGCCAGTTCTTGTAGGATATAGTTGCACCGTCAATAGGCGTTTCATCATCTGACATATAGCCACCGTTGCCATCAAGGGTAACAGTCCAGATGATGCACTGGTCTTCACTGGAGAACTTCACGTCTGTTACATTTGCAGTGTAGCTACCACGAGGAATCAGTGGTGTGGGCTTGAACTCCTCTTCTGCGTTAAAGTCGCCTTCGATGTTGAAGTCAGCACCAAAGTCTCCGCCTTCCTCAGCAAAATCACCACCACCCTCAAATTCCTTTGCTGCCTTTGTTTCTTCTTTCTTCTGTCTTGTTGCCATGTTCAGTCTCCTTTTCGTTAGTTTATTTCGTTGCTTTTTTCTTGGTCGGTTGTGTTAGGTACGCCATGACCTCATTGTAGTCGTTCGCTACGAAGTGGGGTAGTAAGCCCTCCTTGCCAGACAGCCGACTACGAGCATTCTTTAAGCCAATGCTTACTGTCTGAACCATATACTTTACTTTGTCTCCCTCCTTTCTCACAGCGGTATAGTACACTTCGTCGAAGTAACCTGGCATTCTGATAGACAATTGCCCAGTCATCAAAGGTTTAACTTCGAGAATTGCACCTGTCTCGTCGTCCTTAACTACATCCATATGAGCAAGGACTACGATGTTACAGTTGAGGTTTATCAGCTGACGAAGCTTGCCTTCAATGAGATTGCGTACCATCTGGTAGTGTACATTCCAGAGTGGTCCGCCAGCTGCATTTCGTTTAGGGTCGAGTTGAAGAGCTCGTTCCATAGCCAGGTCAATTAACCCTGTCGTGTCGTCAAAGATAACTGTGTCATACTTACCTTCTCCGACAAGCTTAGTTACTTCCCTGAACTCTGTCTCGAACTGAACCCAGCCCTGTGGTGCGATGGGATACTGACCGTAATCAAAGTTCAACCCACGATAGAGAACTATCCCACCACTAAAATCAAACACAAACCCAGGAGTAGGAAAACTACTGGCAAAAACAGATTTCCCAGTTCCTGGTGGCCCAATGATAAGAACTTTGTAAAACTCAGTCGTGATTGATACATCCTGCGCATTTTTCATTATTCCTCCTCAGACTCAACATCCCATTTCTTGATGATGTAACCTGGGATGCGTTCAGTAATTTGATGTGCATATTCAGGGTCGAGAGGAATAGCCATGTTGGTTTCGCAAATCTTGGAATACTGACACAGCTTGTTGTAATCATAGCACCGGTCGAACTCAGCTGGAAAGTATGCTTCCTCCCAACAAGTATAGATGTCTCGACAGGTGCAAAGGAAACTGTGCTTCCATTTCTCGATGTCAGCATCAGTAAAGATTTGTGGGGCTCTTGCAAAGTCAATAGTTAATTTGCCATACAGTCCTGTCGTGGGACTCTTCCTTGACACAGCCTGTGCTATAGTGACAAGGACTCCTTCGGGCTTTTCTTGTAATGTCCTTTCAGCTGCATAGCTATAACCAATGACTGCAGTGTTGCGGTGCAAGCGTGTTGCGATGAAGTTAGGATTCTGTCCGGTTGTCTTGTGCTCGTTAATCCAGAAGTTTCCACCCAACCTCATCTGCATATCAACCTTGCCAGTGAATATGATGCGAGGAAGCTTTGTGTACATCACCCTTTCAAACTCAGTATCTCTTGTCAGTTCAACACTGAAAACCTTCTCTGTGTTGACTACTTCCAAGAGACCCTCATCATGCCCAAAGTGACCCATGTACTGCAGGAACATATTCGCACAGTTTTCCAGCGTTCTGTAATCATCGTTGTAGCTGAATGCTGCTGACTCCCTGTCCCATACAGTTTTTCCCCGCATTATCCCAGCTTCCATAGCATGTTCTCGCTGTGCCCATCCCAGTTCTTTTATGCCGGAATAGAAGCCTTCCATAAAGCCATGCCAGGTACTACCAAAGCGGAGGGCTGTGCTTCCCTTCTCACTCTGGATACCAAGCAGGTTTGCGAGTTGGAACTTCCGCTTACATTGTGCAGCGTTCTTTCGCATAGTGTTGTCAATTCGCATTTCTTCTTGGAACATAGGTTCCTCCTTTAGTTGGACAGGGATGCTGGACTTCCACCAACTTTCACACAATTTGTACTACTCGTTGGACTACACGCATATCCCTGTCCTGTTGTCAGAAAGTAAAATTTTTGTACGTTCTGTTTGGCAAGGCAGGCACTCGGGAGTTCAAAGGTCGTTTGAACTTTGAGTTTTTTAGTCCGAAATATTGCTGATGCCTGCCTGTGCCTTCCCACAGTCGACCAGTGGACTACAGCTTGAGTCCGAGTTTTGCGAGCAGGTCTTTCGCCTTCTTCTGCTCATTCTCGCTGAGGTTACCGATAGCTTCAACGATAGACTTCTTGCTGACCTTCTCACCAGCAGGTGCACGGACAGTCCAGTCACCCTTCTTCAGTCCTTCCCAGACAGTGTTGATGGACTTTACTGCATCCTCACCAGTCTTACCTGCAGCTGCGTCGCCCAGTTTCTGGGACAGACCGTGCATGGAAAGGTTGGCTTTGATTACATCGCTGAGTTCGTTAATGTCGAACTTCAGGACTGCAGCTGTGGTGCCCTCAGTAATCTGTAATACGTTTCCTGTGATAACTTTCTCCAACTTCTTAGCCATGATACTACCTCCTTTAATATAGTGTATAATACCCCGCTAACGCTAAGGGTTTGAAGCCACTGCTTTGTTTACAACCAAGGGGAAAATCTCCAACCCACATATAGAGTGTATCATAAAACGCCTCAGGTGTCAACAATTATTTTTAGTTTCCATTTGGAAACTTAATTTTAATTGCTTCCCTACACTTTGCTACTTTCTTATACCTACTTGCCATAGTATATTCTCCTTTCTTCTTCAGTAAGTCCGCCCATAAGTTCCTCGACTTCATCATAGGGGATTCCATCTCTGACCATTAGGTCAAGTCGTCGCCGTCTGTCAGGGTCATCTTCCAGTGAGACCTCTCTCACAACTCCGTTGGCATCCTTATGGATTATCTTCATCGGAGTAACCTCTCGCTTGGTTATTTTGACAAACAGCTTCTTCTTGTTATCTGAGATTGCCCGCTCAATCAGCATCCTTCCTGCACAGACTGGGTCGACAGACATATACTCGTCTTTTAAATCCAGTAACTTTCGGCGGAGTTTTGTCTGAGCAACCTTGTCTGTAACAGGTATAGCATAACTACAACCTTCCTTCAAGGTTATAAGCTTTGCAAATATTTCTGTTTCGTAACTCATCTTACTCCTCCAGAAGCTCAGCCTCAACACTGACGTCTTTGCCGTACTTCATAGCCATTTCAGCCCTGAGTTTGTCCCTGACTTCTTTCAAAACAGTTTCGGCTCCGCCAGGTGTATGCTCAGCCACTATGTCAGGGATTGTTACAAGTGCACTGTAGATAATATTAACTTTAATTTTCATACTTCCTCCTTTAAGATAAAAATCTTTTGTCAAGCTCTTCCATCAGAATATCTATGACTTCGTCAATGGACTTAGCTTTGAGATACTTTCTGCACTGACTACAGTAACGGACGTGATAGTTCTTAACACGGTAGTTGTCTCCGACACTCTCCACCTCGACAGCAACAAGACCCTTCATAGTCCAATCAACAGTCATGTGGTACAGCTTAGCTTCGCTGTGTCCACAGAGTCTGCAGACCTTAGTCACAACAAGGTCGTATTCCTTGGGTATATGGACTAAGGCCTTTTCAGTTTTCTTCTTTTCCTTCAGGGGAATACCCAGCACTGTGAGAAGTTTTATTTCGTCTTCAGTTAGATTCCCCATCGTTTCAGCATCAATACTTAGTGACTTCATCATTACCTCCTATTGAGCTGAAAGCTTGTTGTATTCTACCTCTACTTCCTCAGGAGAAAATGCATCACATAGTTCCTCTTGCAACTGGTCGAGTTCCATACCATCTTTGATGGCGAGTTCTACAATACGGCTCAGTGTTTCGGTCCGATTTTCTTCCTTAACCTTCTCGGCAAGTGAAACAACTTGACCACTCTGCTTGATGATTACAGCTCCACTTTGCAGTGACTTCTTTACTGTCACATACAAGATACCGTCAATTGTTTCCTTTGAAATCATAAGGTCATAGACCCTTGCTGCCTTACGTAACTGGAACAGCCGGACTCGTACAGTTTGCTGTTCGTTTTCGCTGGCACAAGGAATTAGCATAGTGTCACCCTCTTCCATTCGCAAAGCCTGCTCGAAATATTCCTGTGTTGTCATAGCTCATTCCTCCACTTCTGGAAAATCTTTACTATCAACCACGCCAGTAACGTTATCCAAGTTTCCACCAAGATTCCTCCTAAGATTAAGAACAGTATTGTTCTTCATATACTCCTCAAACCACAGTACCCAACCTGCAGCATATACAATAATGCTGACCATTTCGGCCTTTCTTAAGTCAAAGTCTTTTATGTTAGGGATTTCCTGAATCTTCTTGAATATTTGTCCCCAGCTAAAGCCGCCGGCTGTCACTCTGTTGGCTACCATCATAGTTTGCTCTTCAAAGGGCTTGTTGTTAGCATGACGCTCCTTTCCCTTACCGAATGCAGCTTGGTTGTAAGCAAGGCTTAATGCGTAAACCAAGCGTCCATACAATCTGTCTTTTTTCTTACTCATTTGCTGCTGCCCTCCTTTTCAGTATTTTTTCACAAGCCTCAATCACACAATCACAGCAGAATGAAAGTCTTGCTCCGTTGTGATTTAAGGCAAGCTTTATAGTACCAACAGAAATCTCATCACCACAAAGCTTGCAGTGTGCACGTCTTCCGGTGGAGGTAACTTTCAATACTTCAGGGTTTATTGACTCGAACTTTCTTGGCACGTTTAGCCTCCTTTTCAAGTATTTTTCCAATCTCCAGCAATTCCTTGGTCGTAAGCAGGTTTGCTGTCTCATCCTCGTAAATGTGAAAGCATCTTCCTGCTCCCCAGAATGTCCAGTGCATACCCATCCTGGTATACTGCTGACTGATAGTGATTTCTTCATCGTCAGTCTTAACATCCTTAAGATTTGGCATTATCTTTGCCACGTTTCACCTCCGCAAACACAGGAAATCTTGGGACGTTCCGTCCAGGTGTCAGATGCTGATACTTAACAACGACAATTCTGCCAATAAGATTCTCTTTGACGTTCCAGTAGTTCTGTCGCTGTTCTGCTGTGAAACCAGAGCCTACCTTGAAAGTCCCGCCATCATTGCTTATACAAATCAAGGCACCGAGTCGACCTTTAGGCTGACCATAAATATCCCTTTCTTCTTCATAACCCAGAATTTTGTAGCTGTCTTTCTTCCTTGGCTTGAACTTCATTATTAGTGTGGAACGACTACGCTTGTATGTGGCAAGTGGGTGCCGAACAATTATTCCTTCGTAGCCTTGTTTCTGAAACTGCTCAAGCCAAAGCATGATATTCTGAGTGTTGCCGTTGTCACTGCGATAAGTTTCGACTACCCGCAAAATGTCAGGATTAAATGCGTACTTAGTGAGTTCAAGCAAACGAGTTACCTGAGCCTCATTAGAAATTGTGTCGAAGATATGATACTGGATTTGTTCGTAGTCAGGATGCAAGTTTACCTTGCGAGATACTCTGGAATGAATTTCCTCAAAGGGTAAGCCATGAGCGTACAACTCACCATCCAACTCAATTTCATTCATTCCAGTTTCAAGCAACGCCTTGTTGATGTGTGGTACACTTGTAATCACGTTGCCTTCGCTGCTCAGAAGCGTCACAGTCTTGTTGTAGATTAGTGCCCTGCAACGCTCACCATCATACTTGGGCTGGATTAAGACATCCACGTTCCACCTTTTCAGGCGTTTCTCTTCAAACGGATAGCAAAGCATAACACCTGTCCGCCGTTGACTGGAAGGACGCTCGCCTTCATGTTCTTCCAGCATTTCTTTTACGCTGGTATCAGGATTGTAAGTCATGAAGTGTTACCTCCGTTTTCTGCTTATGCAGGCTCTTGTGTTTCAGGCCCAGGAGTTTTTCCGCTCCCCTCAGGCCTTGCTTTCTTGCCGATGCCCTGTCCTTGGCGAACCGCAGTAGGCTGACCTTTTGCAAAGAATCCGGCTGGGTCGTCTTTTCCGATGGTACGCTTACCACAATCCTCCAGAGCCTTCGTAGCTCCCATTCTACGCTTCCACTCATTTGTCTTGTCCTCCTTTATCTGCCACCATAAGCAAGCTTTAGTAAGTACTGGGTCATCCCTGCCATCATAGCGTTTACACGCTTCAGGTCTTTTGTCGTAAATCTTGCAGCCGAGTTTGGTCAGGTGTTTACAATCTTTGTGAATGATAGTGAACAAGGTTGATTCGTCTGTTCCACCCATACCACTGACAAAGAAGTCGAAGCCCTTGGTTTCCAGAAAAGCGAATTCTTCCTTGCTTCGAATGTCTACTGGCATGAGCGTAATCTTGCAGCATTTGAAGCATTTCAGGCACGCCTGGCTTCTCAGCTTTTCAATCTTCTGTACTTCTTCATAAGTCGCTGTTGGCTCCTCGTTTGCTTCCAGAAATTCCTTGTCGAAGGCAAGGCCTTCTTCGTTATACTTCTCTTCCATTTTTTCCTCCTTCTTTATTTTCTTGTTTACTTCCACAGCTTTCATGTACTGCTTCTCCGTAGCCCATTTCAAAGCCTTGCTTGTAAACTTCCCAGAATACAACCCAACCGGACTTGTTATATTCCAGGTCAATTTGTGGGCCTATACCATGTTTAGTGTTGAAAGCAACCATGCCTTTAAAGTATGTCCAGGCAGGATGCTTCTCCTTTGGAACCACAGTCATGTTACCGGTACCTTTCGGCATAAAACCTCCACTCATTGTTAGACCTCCTTTTCGTAGGGATATTGTTTTCTTATGATTTTTGCTACTGTTTTGTAATTCATGCTAAAACGTATTCCTAAGTTAGAGAAGGAGAGTTCAGGATTTTCCATCTTGACTCTCCTAATCTTACGAATTACATCATCAGATGGACGTGGGATTCTACCTTTGTGATTCTCACCTGAGTTCATACTACTTCTTCTCCTCTGGAAACGTGAAAGTGATCTGGATTACCTGAGGACGCTTCTTTCCTTCAAACAGAGACTTGCGAATGTAGATGTCTCCGTAAGGGCTGTCGGGGTCGCCAGTCCCGTATCGTAGGGCTCCTTTTGTTTCCTTGTTAAGCTTGTACTTTTCCTGATGATTAGCCATATTCGGCCTCCTTTTAGCCCTGTAGGGCTTTGATTTGTTCAGCTATTTTGTCGGTATAGCTGATAAAGCTGTTGTCTGTATAAATGACAAAGGCATAGCCATCGAATCTTGCGTAAACACTGTCCCCACAGTAGGTGGGTTCGAACTTAGGTATTTCCCTATTGAGTGCCATCTTGTTTGCCTCCAGAAGATACAAATTTTGGACTTTCTTGGAACATTACGAAGCAGCTGCAGCCCATACAAGAAAAGCTTGACCAGCCTTCCCTCGCTGCCAGCACGAGACAACTGCCGTATCTCTCGCAGTCGTGGTATCTATGCCGAGAAACTTCGTCCCGCCCAAGCGTGCGGTGGAGTTCCTTAGGTCTCATAACTCAACACCGGCATCTTTCAGGAGCTTCGCTATCCTAAACATGATAGCTGACTTCTTTCGCTCGTGTACACGAGCTGCAGCCTCAACCAGTCCAATGAGGTTTCTTTCAAGCTTTGCATCTTCGTCACTGTTCCAGTGATACATATGACGCTTGGGTTGCTGAAAGTATTCTTCCGCAACAACTGAGTCAGCAAGATACTTTGTGGTACCTTTGTCACTTGCAGCCTTTATGCGTTGCAGAACTCTCATATGGTCAGGGCTGTATGATTTGTCAGGAGGAGGAAAAGAAGTGAAGCGGTTGTTGTGCATTTCTTCCACGGTTACTTTAACACCGTTGACAATGGACTTGAGACTTTCAAGACTGTCAACACGGGAATCCAGGGAATCAACGTCGTCTGAAATATCAGATTCTATCTCTTCAAGCCTTTCATCAATTGATTCCTTGAGTTCCCCGACTGTTGCTTCGACAAGACGCTTTATTAAGAAGTAGCGTTTGTCAATCTGACCACGAAGAGCCTTGTAAAGCTTTTCCTCAGTCTTATTGAAACCACTGGGAACAGGCTCTTCTTTTACAGCTTCAATCTGTTTGTTAATACGAGTTTTGGTGTTTAATCTTGTCGCCATTTGCTGCCTCCTTTAGTTTATTTTCATTCTCTACGAATTCATCGTAGGCTTTGCTAAGCAAGTTTCGGATAAGTTTACTGACTTTCAATCCCTGCTTATTTGCCACAAAGATAGCTTTATCATATTCTCTTGGTAGCAGATAAGTATGAACCATATATCTGTTGCGTTGCATCCAAGCCACTATTTCACCTCCTTCTTATATTCCTCGTTTGTTGGATAAGAATTTCGTCTTGTTTCATTTCTTAGTCCTCCAGTTCCTTTGTGTGGTCTGTCACGGTGAGTAAGGTTCCTTCCTTAGGTGTGATGGTGATTCCAAGAGTCCCAATTGGAATACTGCAGCGACTTCCAGCGTAGACTTCAGCCCTTATCTTGTGCTTCATATATAAGGCTCCAAAAGCAAAGGAACCCGCAAGCAGAATAAGTGGAAGGGCTATTGCAAAGAAAGTGTTGATAATTTTCTGTTCTTTGTCAGGTCTCAATTTCTCTCCCTCCAGTGTTTGTTAGCTGCCATCTGCAGCAGGAACAGGGCAGCCATTTCTGGTTCCCTGTTAATAAGTAAGTCCATTGTACAAATATTCATAAGTTTGGCTTCGATGTCTTTACTGAATATCGGCACGCCTATAACTTTGCCTATCCTACCAGCAACTGGTTGCTCAGCCATGTAATCGCCTCCACTTTGGAATTAAAGCTTTTGAGGATTGTAGCCTGGATGCCGTTGTTAGTAAATGCCCTGACTACCCACTTGTTTTCTTGTGGATTGAAAGACATCTTGGTAATGTCAAACTTGGTAACTTTACCAGCTGGGATAGCAATAGTGCTGTCTTCGTTCCAGAATACCTTCATCTTAGGCCTCCTGTGCAGCGACGTGCTTTGTCCTGAGCCTCATCTCCCTGAAGCACTTGTAGCACATATCTGCGTCTATATTGTTGAGTTGTTCTTCTGGGCTGAGAGTTTTACTTTCATCTGTCATACCATGCCTCCCGTTCTCTGAGCTTCTCAGCTTGAGAAGCATTGCGAACTGCACGGTAGCAGATATAGCAGAGAGTTGCATTTGGTTTCTTAGCTACAAGGTTCTTCTTAAGATTCTTACCACATGAAGCACATTTCTTGTTACTCATCTCTCGATGAGTATAAGGCTTTTTAGCCATGGTTTGTTCCTCCTTTCTCTTTATCCTTCTACTTTAATATAGATAGGTACTTCTTCTCCTGTAATCTCACTAAGGTCAGTAAACTGATATTCATACTTCTGACCCTTTCCTATACCAAGACCAGTACCAATACTTTTATGACAGTCTATACACATCAGTCCCCATTGTCCTGATTTTGTTCTACCATCAATTAAGATAACGGGCTTAATAATACCACAGATGTCACAGTTGTAGTGAGAAAAATGTGCTTTCTCTCCAGTCTTCATAATATCACCTCCCTCTTGATGAGTTTAATGTCTTAGTTACGATAATAACTTCTCCTTTCTCGACATATAAGCCTGGATACTTCTCAATTTTCTCTTTGTGCTTCTCAGCTAAGTTTCTATCTGAGTATACTCCCTTAACTTTTCCATTCCAGACGACAGTAAAAACGTGCATAATATCACCTCCCTCTTTTAAGCTTCCAAATTTTCAAGATATTTGACCAAATCAGTTTTATCCACGAAGCTAACCTTCGCTCCTCTGATTCTGCGTCCCCACTCGTCATGTGCAAATAGTCTTAAGTCAGACAGTGTCAATTCATAATTCTGTTTGGCTTCCCGCTGGGAAATGCCGTACCTTTCAACCAATACACTGATTGCTTCATCCCTTGTTAACATCAGGTTTCTCCTTTCCGGTGTTTCCAGTTTCCTCATTGTTCATATAAAGACTATAACATATTTTTATCCAGAAGTCAACAAAATAATTAAGTGTGTTGTAATGGTGTAATGTAGTAAACCAGTAAACCAGTAAGCCTGTAAATCGTGAGTCTATCCCATGTTTGTCTCTGGACAGCTGTTTGGTTGTTTCCCAGAAGGATACTTTGTATCCAAGGAAGTACAATTTTTGGACTTTCTGACTCTTTCTCAGTATTCTTTTTATTATTTCTATTATTTTATTACTTATATATTATAATATATATCTATATATAAATAAGAAATAAAGAGAGAGATTAACAAAGCTTAGAAAGAAGATTGAAAAAGTAAGAAGATTGAAAAAGGAGAAATAAATACCAGAAAGTACAAATTTTGTACCACCTGAAATGTTCCAAGAAGTCCATACAACAAAATGGGATTAAACACCATTTACTGCCTTACTGGCTTACTGCTTTACTACATTACTACCCACTCCCATATTATTCTTATCAGTTTATAAACTGCCTATTTTGTCTAAACTTGTTGGCTGGAATTTGAGAAACTGAGCTTTCTCCAGAGGACAAAAAGAAAGGCACCTGGACAGAAGTCCAAATGCCTTGAAGGAAGGAAGTTGCGAGGAAATGCTGAGGAACTACCTGGAATTCCTAATTGCTTTGCCAATAAACTTCTTGATTGAAATGTCAGTGATTTGCTCATAGACATCTTCAACTTCTGAATTACTGAAGTCAAGCTCATCTCTGAGATACTCCACAAACAGCGGGTCGAGTCTCTTGGATGGAACATGAAAGATAACTTCGTTTGCTGTCATCTCCAACTCACCACCAAGCTTCTCGATAGCCTGCTTGGTAACTCTTACATAAATTCTCTCATCACTAGCCATAGTCAAATCTCCTTTGGTTTTATTTAAGAGTTTATTCTACAGCCAACTCCCGACAATGGGTTTTAAGTGTTATTCGTAGATTGTGAAGCCAAGCCCTTCCAACAACTTCTGGGCTTGTACAGCTGTCATCTTTGCTTCTTTGGCTTTCTCGTTCAGCTGTGCTCTGGAAATCTTTTTGCTGAATCCGCCTCCGCCTTTCTTAGTCCACGCTGTTCCGTCAACTATTCCAGCGTAAGTCGTCCGCATGACTTCGATTGCACCCTTTGCGTCGAGCTTCTCGTCTTTGCTTCTGGCAGTCGAATCGCTGAGTTTTTGTTTAACCCCGTAGGCGATTGTGTTCTGCTGTGTTCCGCTAAGCTTTTCGAACTCACTGAAAAGCTCATTCAGGTCGAAGTCCGCTTTCTCTCCCGAAGGCATCTCTACCTTCAGTAATACTTTGTCAAGACTCCATTTTGCCTTTGTTCTTTCGTTATCTGCCATTGTCTTATCTCCTTTCAAGGTTAGTATTTTCCCATGTCAGGAGTTAGCTGTCAGATGTCAGGTATTTTGCAGGTTTTTATTTGTCCAGTTCCCATCATTAGAACTGGGAGGGTTTGCGAGAACAGCCCACAACTTCATATTCAATTAGATAGCCGTAACTATCTGGGGTCGGTTAGACTTGTTGTACGCTGACTGGTAGGCTCGTTACGATAACCTTAGTCGTTGTAGTCAAGTCGGTTATAGTCCATTTTCCCGACTGTGTTGGATGTCCCGAATCTAACAGGTTGTTCCTTCCAACAAAAAGATTATACCATATATGGGCTGGATTGTCAAACGACCAATTCATTGGTGTCTTATGCTTTCCCGCTGACCCCCCACGAACCCCACCCCTACCCCCATGAAGCGTAGAATAGCCCAAGATTCTACTCGACTCAGAAATTCAAAATCCCCCTGGGAGCAAGCTCCCGCTTGTGGAACCGCGACTTTCTACTGGAAATTTTCCTGGACTTTGTCAGCCTGGGATCCCACCCTCACAGGTACCACTCTCCTTTAACCCTCTCCTTTAATCCTCACAGGTACCTCGTAGGCTTGATGAAGTTTCCAGAAGGTATGAAAATTTTACTTTCTGGGATGCTCTGCATCCTCCTTTGAAAGTGGATTTTAGCTGGTGTGCTCCCACCCACCCGCCCCGCCAGTAAACTTCCGCCTGTTGTGTTAGTTTATTCAGGTTAATAATTATTTTTAGTTTGAACAAAGAAACGATTGACAATTATCCCAGCTTATAGTATTCTATACTATAGGATATAGAAGATGGCAAGGAAAGAATTCGAGGTTGACTCAGACGTTTTGCTGGACCTAATTTCTGATGGATTTACTCATAAGGAAATGGCTGAGCAACTTGGCTGCAGTCGACCAACACTGGAGAAGAAGATTGCACGGTTACAGAAGGAAAGTCCGGTTCTTCTAAACTACCGTACTCTCCAGACATTAGAACTAACTGAACTCCAACACAAGATTCTTTCTGCCATAACTGACGACAAGATTGACAGTGCTCCACTTCGTGACCTTGTTCTTGCATACAAGATTCTGAAGGAAAAGGAATTCATGGTAGAGGGAAAGCCTCAGGAAATCAAGGGACTTGTCCACTACCTGATTGAGATTGAACGCTTGGAACAGGAAGAAAAAGCTGGCAATCGTGCAGCTATTCAGAAAGGTTCAGAAGAAGATGTCACTGATGCAGAGTTAGTCGAAGACGCCAACCTTGACGCTGTTGAGGTTGAACTTATTGCTGGCTGTAGGCCTGAGGAGATTCCCTGATGTATGACCAGGAAGTTATAAAGAGACTTAGGGTGTGGAGGGAAAGTCCCCTTATATTCTGCAAGGAATGTATTAAGATGCAACCCTCCGACCAGCAGGCTGAAGCCCTTCATGTGTTTCCACAGACAAAAAGGCTAACTATACGCAGTGGTCACGGAACAGGCAAGGACGCTATGGTCGGAGGAGTCATAGTTCCTTGGTTTATGGTCACAAGGCCTTTTGCAAAGGTAGTTTGTATTGCACCTACTGCAAGACAGCTGTCAGATATTCTATGGAGTGAAATTAGTAAGTGGTTACGAAACTCCTTAGTCGCCGACGAGTTCGTTATTCAAAGGGACAAAATCTTCCAGAAGGATAACCCAAGGGAATGGTGGGTACGGGCTATCTCCCCCTCTGCCAAAGCTTCTCCCGAAGAGCAAGTCGAATCTGTCGCTGGTTTGCACGGTGACCACCTCCTCATCGTTGTAGACGAAGCGTCTGGTGTACCTGAGCCCGTATTCATCCCCTTGGAAGGTTCCTGCACACAGGAAGACAACCGCATGATTCTGATTGGAAACATGACTAAGAACAAAGGCTATTTCTTTGATTCACATTTTCATCCTGAGATTAAGAAGATGTGGACACAGTTACACTGGGATAGTCGGAAGTCTTCGAATGTCAAGAAAGAATACTGCGACTATATGGAGATGAAGTATGGACTTGATTCCAATATCTTTCGTATTCGTGTTGCTGGTGACCCACCCATTGAGGATGAAGGAACACTCATTCCGTTGGCTTGGGCAGAAGCTTGTGTCGGAAATGAAATTACAGTACCTGAAGATGAACCCCCTTATGTTGGAGTCGATGTGGCAAGATTTGGGGATGATGACAGCGTTATTCTTCCTCGTACTGGGAATGTTGTTCTTCCTTGGGAGACTTACCACGGAATGAATACTATTGATTTAGCTATGAGAGCCCGCCTATACGCTATAGAAAATGAGGCCTTAGGAATGGCTGTTGACGAGATTGGTGTCGGAGCTGGTGTAGTGGATTGGCTGGCAAAACATAACACGGAGAACTTGTTCGGAGTAAATGTGTCGTCCGCCTCCAGCGACATCACTAAGGCCGACAGACTTCGTGATGAACTCTGGGTAACTATGAGGGATAAGTGTATGCGGATGCAGTATTCTTTTCCCACAAAGAAGGAATTCGGCGACGTCCTTTCAATGGGGCAGAAGCTTGCAAACGAATTGTCCAGCCTCCGCTACACCTTTAATAAGCATGGTGGGTATAAGGTTGAAAGTAAACCTGACGCAAAGAAGCGAGGAGTTCCTTCTCCGAACATTGCAGATGCATTGGCGTTGACTGAATATTTTAGTGGTGTTGCTACTCAGATATTTAGACCCAAGGTTAAGAAGGGAAGCGTTGACAGGTGGAAGAAGTTTCATCAGCAATATGGAAATACTGTTAGTAGACATTCTTGGATGGTGTCATAATGAAGTGGGGAACTCGAGCACAGTTTTATAAGGAATTCATGAACTCCTTTCGGAAAGGTGGCTGGGGAGAAGAGGGTAAACTTGCTTATGAAGTCCTACCTCAAGAACAACGTACTAAGGTTAAAGATATTATTCGTGCTATGTCAGAAGAAAAGGTTGAACACGCAACAAAGAATCCTCTTATTACTGCACCGAATATAGATACTGCAAGTACTGAAATGGCAAGAGATATTAAAGGGTATGCAAGTTACAGTATAGACAGTGATGCCGTAAAACTTCCTCCGTTTGTTCTTAACTATCCAGAGACCATTGCTCATGAGTTACGTCATGCTCAGGTTATGCGGTCTGCTAAACTAAAAAATAGGCCGTATATAAGTTTAACTGGCGATGACTTTGACCCTATATATGCAAGCTTTAATCCACTGAAGGGAGAGTATGAGAATATAGGCAAGAAAAGTATCTGGGATTATATATACAAGAATACTTCAAACCCATTAGAAGTTGATGCTATGCTATCAGAAAAAGCTACTAAGGTACTTGCTGAGGGTATTGGTAATGCCAGAAAAATAAAGAAAAGTGGAAGTGCGGCAACTCCAAAACAATGGACTAAAAGTAAATCACAGCTTAGTTCTCTTGGAGGACAAGAAGATATTTTTAATAGAGTATGGGAAACTGTCCCTGATAAAATAAAGTCTCATTATCTTGAAACAGCCGGTATTGCTGGTCTTGGTTTTATGTCAGCACCAAAATTGCAGGGAGAAGAGGAGGAGGTATAATGGCAAGCATAGTAGATACAATCGTTGAAGGGTTACTTGGAAAGAAGAAGAAGCTTCCAGATACAGAGAAACCTATCGAAGAAATGGCAGACCCAATTTCAAATCCTGACCGTCCACTGAAAATGGGAGAGATTCACAAAATTGGCAGAGCAGCCAAACCGAGGTGACCTATGAAGATAATAGATACGAAGCTTCCTCCACCGAAGCCGGTCAAAGAAAATACAAAAATTGGACTTTCTTACCCCGAACGAGACCGCTATCCCTATGGTACAAGGATAACTCTTGAGAAGGAATTGATTTCCAGACTTGGTCTTGACCTCAAGGGATTGAATGTTGGAGACACCTTTACGATTGTAGCAACAGCGGATGTGATTGAAGTAAGGTCTCGAGAGTCTCTTGGTTCTGGTGGTATAAGTGAAAGCGACAGCAAAACAGTTGAGCTTCAAATAAAGAAGCTTGGTCTTTCTCCTGACCCGATTGCTAACGCTTTTAAACAGGGGAAAAACGGAGTTGCAAAACCGAGGTAATGATGCCAGTAAAAATTACCAAGTCCTCCAGTAATAGGTATCGCGTCGCCACTCCCAATGGTGTGAAGGCGAAGTCGACAACAAAGGAAAAAGCATACAACTTACAGCGTTTGTTGAATGCTCTTGACCACGGCTGGAAGCCGACGAAAAGGAGTGGGAAATGATTGAGACTTATGACAGCGCGATAGTTACAAAGCCAGATTCTACAACTGCTGTTGAGGGTGAGACTGAGCTTCTCAACAAACTTTGGAAATGGCAACTTGAGTCAGAAGGAAATGTTGCTGAGCGTAACTTTAGGACTGAAGCAAAGGAAGACTATGACTTCTATGCTGGGAAGCAGGACACGACTGAGGTACTCAGTGAACTCGAAGAACAGCAACGTCCTTCAACAGTCTTTAATACAATCCTTCCGAAGATAAACCTTCTGATTGGTTTGGCTGGACAGTCCAACCGAGTCCCGTACTTGTTTCCTGTCTCCATGGGAGATGATGCAATAACGGAGATAATGAACGGGGCTTTCAAGCATTTTCGGCGAAAGGCAAAACTTGCAAGACTGGAAAACGAATGCTTCGAGCATGCAATAAAAAGTGGTAGGTCTCTTCTTGGTTTCTGGATTGGTGGAGATAATCCAATGGAGCCTGAGATAAAAGCAGTACGTATCTCGGGCAGGGACTTTCTGCTTGACCCAACAAGCGTAGCATATGATATGTCAGATGCACGTTATCTGTTTGTAGATAAATGGCTTGAGGCAGATGATATAAAGGCTTTCTTCCCAAATATTTCACTGGATGAAATCAAGTCTCTTTCACGTAGTTCCAGTGAAATGCCGCAGTTTTACAACACTGTGACTGACAAGTACCGCCTGACTGAGTGTTGGTACAGGAAGTATGAAACAATTTACTGGGTAGAGAACCCTTTGACTGGAAAGGTGGAATTAACAACTCCTGCTGAGTTGACTAAGTTTAAAACTGCACTGAGACAGGGAATTCCTGATGGTAAAGGAGGAGTTATTCGCTATGATAAAGAAATTAAATCAGTCAAGAGAATGGTTAAGAAGGTCTACTACGCCATATATTCTGGGAATAAGTTGGTGGAGGCAGGCCCTTCTCCTTATAAGCATAACCATTTTCCTTACGTTCTATTTGGTGCTTACAAGGACGAAGACGAGAATAGGTGGTTCTCAGTCGTAAACATGATGAAAGACCCTCAGCGTGGACGAAACGCTATGAGACGTCAACTTCAACACTTGTTGCAGACAGCACCAAAAGGTCTCCTGGTACACGAAGTCGGAGCATTGATTGACCCAGAAGAATACGATGCGAAGTCTTCTCAACCAAACTTCAGACTTGTGATTGCACAAGGAAAGTTTGATAAGTGGAAATTTACTGACCAACCACAGATTTCGCCTGTCTATGCTCAGCTTGACCAGACCTACGAACAGGATATGAAGGACAGCAGTGGTATTCAGAATGACCTGATGGGTATTGAGACTTCGTCTCGGCAGCCTGGAGTAACACTTCGTCTGCGACAGCAAACTGGAATGGCTGTTTTATACATCCTGTTTGATAACTTCAGGGAGTCCCGCCTACACTCTGCTGAAATCATGGTCAGTATGATTCAACAGTATATGACACAAGCTCAGATGATTCGTATAGAAGGGCCTGAGGGTGCATACCTGACACAGATAAACACCCAGATGAATCCTCAAGTACAGGGGTACAATGACATTTCTGCCCTCAAGTATGACTTTGCTATTGATGAAGCAGTAGAAAACACCACTATGAGGATGGCAATAGCTCAGATGCTGACAGAATTTAGCCAAAATAACCCTGGAAGTATCCCTCCTGATATGATTCTTGAGTACAGTGATATGCCTTTAAGTGCAAGAATGAAGGTAAAAGCTTACCACGAACAGATGATGCAGAGAGAAGAGCGTATGATGGAGATGGAGATTGAAGCTAAACGTGAAAGTTCACTGACAAAGGCACAGACTGCCGTGTTTAAAGGTCGCCAAGATAAGAAAAACAGGGCAGCTAAGCAAAATAATAAAAAATAACGGAGGTGTTTTATGGCTACAGTGGTAACTGAGGTGCAGGACGACAACAAAGAAGTAAAGTTGGGCGCAACTGAGGCCTCTCAAGGTAAGAGTTTCATTGACGAGTTGGAACCTGATGGAGAAGAAACTGGAAAGGATGGTGAGGGAGATGGCAAAGGCAAAGAAGGCGAAGAAGGGAAAGAAAAAGGTGGCTCCGAAGAAGTAGGAAAGGAAGGAGCTGACGGAAAAGAAGGGGAAGAAGGCAAGGAAGGTGCCGATAAAGGTGAGCAGAAACCTGTTCCTGATGAAAGGGACGAAGAAATAAGGAATCTACGGCAAATAAGCCGAGACCAAAAGCGAGAGCTTGATAAGGTAACGCAGGCACTGGAGAAAACTAATAAGTTACTCAAAGATGCCAACCTTGTTTCTCCTGAAGAAGAGGAGAAAGACAAGGCAGTCGAGGAGTTTAGAGCCAGGCGTGAGGAACAGCTTGAGAACCTACTGGAAGTTATGCGCGTAACTGATAAGTATGGAGATGTTGACGATGTTGTTTCGCAAGAACACTTCGACGACATGATAGAAGCCATGGCAAGGGCTTACGTTGCAGAAAAAGGTGGCAAGCTGGAAGACGTCATTAAAGGTGTTGAGGCTGAAGTATGGGCTACAAAAAACCCTTACAAACTCATGTACGACAATATTAAGCGTTACCATCCAGACTATAAAGCCGCTCCTGCCAAAGGGGATGGAGAGGGCAAAGATGGAGATGACAAAGAAAAGTCTGGAAAAGATGGAAAGGAAAAAGGAAAAGGACTTGATATTGAGAAAATTGCATCAAGTATTCATGAAGTTGGTGGAGGTTCGTCAGGTACTGGTGGATGGACAGCGGCACGAATTGACGAACTGGATGAACTCGAACTTGACCAAGTCCCCAAGGATATTTATGACAAATATCTGAAGGGAGAACTTAAATAAAAAGGAGACACTATGGCAGCT